GCGGGAGTTCTCGTCGTACTGCTGGCGGAGCGCGAAGTCCTCGTCGATGACCTGCGCCAGCGACTTCCGGGCCGGCGCCGCCGCCGGCGCGGCGATGCCGTAGCCGCCGGTGGAGCCCCCCGTGCCGCCGCCGTCACCCCCGCCCGACGGGGCGTTCACGACCGGGGTGACGCCGGCGCTCGCGGTGCGGTTCGGGTACGACGGGGTGATGGTGCTGGTGCCGCCGGTCTTGCGGAACAGCGACGTATTCTGCGCCAGGGGCGCGCGGCTGAGAGCCATCCGCGAGTACGAGTCTGCGCTGGGCATCGGGGGTTCCTTCCGTGGGGCGTCTGGGCGTCAGTATAGGGGTCAGCGCCCGCTGTATCCGGTAGCCGCCCCGAGTCCGGCGGCACCGAGCGGCGAGCTGCCGCCGGCCATCATTGCCATCCGTCGGGAGTCGGCGCGGCGCCGGGCAGCCTTGCGCATCTCGCGCTCCTCGTAGCCGGCGTTGTCGACGGGGCCGCGGGTCGCGCTGAGCGAGCCGCCGAGGCCGTACTGCCGGATGCCGGATGCCGCCTGGTTCGCGCGCACTGCTCCGGACATCGGGTCACGAGTCACACCGAAAGCCATCAGGTCACCTGCTTCGAGACACCGCCCTTGATGCGGACGTAGGGGACGATCGAGTAGATCCTAGCGGGGGAGGTCGCCGCGGTGCCGTCGCACTCGACGGCGATTTCGTAGTACATCCGCAGCAGCCGGGAATCCTGCCCGGCCTTGATCAGGGCCCGCACCGGCGCGGCCGTCGGGAACGGCACGTCGGTCTCGTACTCGGGGATCAGGATCAGCGGGTTGTCCCAGGATCCCAGGTCGAGCACGTCGTAGGTGGTCGCGTCCAGGTCGTCGTAGGTGACCGCGTCGGTGGGGATCGCGGACGGGAACGCGATGCCGGTGCCGCCGTTCGAGGAGCGGATCTCGAACGTCCAGTAGAACATCCGCTTGTGCTGCGCGGTCTCGTCGAACGCGTACGACTTGGTGCGCAGCACGCAGGTGATCGGCTCGCCCGGGGCGGAGTCGAGGACGTCGTCCTCGATCCGGTACAGGCCCGCCTTGCTCGTGTCGGTCACCCCGGTGACCGCGAACGCCGCCGGGGTGATCCCGGCCAGCGAGGTCTGCGGGATCTGGAAGAACTGCGCCGCGTACGTGGTCGGCGACTCCCACATCGACCAGGTGTTCGTGATGATGTTGTACACGTACAGGCCGCCGTAGTACCAGACCAGGCAGCGCGGCCCGAAGATCGACACCCGCACCTCCCGGCCGGGCTTGACCGGCTGCGCGGTGGAGGCGCCCTCGAACGCGATCCGCTTGTTGTTCAGCGGGTAGAACGAGTAGTTGATCAGCTGGTAGAAATACCCCTGCGAGAAGACCAGGAAGTAGGACTCGTACGGCACCACCGACCAGCGGTTGTCCGCGCCGATGGTGGAGTTCTGCTCGAACAGGGAGCCGTCGAACGGGGAGCCGGGGAAGCTGAACCGGTAGAACGAGCGGTTCCGGAAGATCAGCAGCGCGTTCACGTCCGCGACGACATGGGTGATCCACTCGCCGTCGCCCTTGGCCACCTCGATCCAGTCGGTCGCGGTGGTCCAGTCCCAGATCGACGTCGGCGAGGTGCCCGCGGTGGTGATGTTCGAGAACCAGAGCCGGTTCTGGAAGTCGGTGCCCTTCACCCCGTACACCCAGAACCGGGACTGGTACAGGATGATGTCGGAGCCGGCGGGCATGTTCGGGATCGCGGTCTGCGTGCCCGCCTCCCAGCGGATGCCGGGCACGACGGTGGAGCAGAGCACGATGTGATTGTCGTACTGCGCATACCCGGCCGCCTTCGACGACCAGATCTCCGTCCACGCACCGGTGTCGACCTGGCAGATCCAGGTCTTCGCGTCGGTGGTGGCGACCAGGAAGGTGACGTTGTCCTCGCGCACGTAGAACCCGAGCGCCTCCACCTGCTGGCCGGCGACGGGGGTGCCGTAGGATGCCCGGATCGCGGGGCGCGACTTGAACGAGCCGTCGAAGTCGAGCTCCAGGTTCTTCGCCAGGGTGACCTGGTTGTCGTCGATCGTGGCCTCCTCGGAGATGTTGTTCATCCCCGCGGTGAACGGCCCGAGCGGGTAGGGGGTGCCGGGCATCCGCTACCACCGGTCCTCGAACGTGATCGACGGGTAGTAGTCCGTCGGGTCCATCTTGTCCCGCTGCAGCTCCGCGGCGACCGCCCGGTCGTGCGACTCCTGCAGCGCCGCCGCCGCCTCGAAGTTCTCGTCGAGCTGCAGCGCCCGGGAGAACACGTAGTCGCTGAGCGCGTTGTAGAACCGGTCCGGGACGGTGAGCGTGTCGCCGATCGCGGCGAGGTCGTCCGGCCAGGCGACGTAGTAGATGGTCAGGCCGGACACCACGGACGACGCCGGCGCAGGCCAGAGGGTCAGCTTCCCGCCGTACTCGGACGCGTACATGACGACGCGGTCGCCCGCCGACGGGGTCGGCCGGGACGCGATCGTGGACAGGTACTCCGCCCACGGGATCACCTGCACCACCTCGTTGTCGGCGACGATCGACGAGTAGCTCTGCACCCGGTTCGCGCCCATGAGCACGTTCAGGTCATACACCGCCTGGTCGGCGAGCAGGTTCGTGGTGAAGACCTGCTCGTTCCACGGGTTCGACTTGGCGATGTCGCGCTGGCCGTTGTTGATCCAGCGCAGGATCAGCGCGTCGTTGATCTGGACGTTGCCGGTGTCACCGAACTGGGACTTGACTTCGGCCGCGAGCTGCGCGCCGGTGTAGCTGAAGGTCTCCGGCACGGTGCCTCCTAGACGTGGGTGCGAGCGGGTCGGAGCGTGTCTCCGACGATCATCTTCTCACCGTCGATGGTATGGGTGATCCGCGACTTTCCGCTGGAGGCGATGTACAGCATCTCCTCGCGCCGCTCCGCCGCCTTGTCGGCCCAGTACTTGTCCTTCGCCGCCTCGGCCGCGGCGTTCGCCTTCTGCAGCAGCTCGATCCGCTCCCGCGGGCTCAGCTTCGACGCGTCGCCGGCGGCGACCCGGGCGAGCACCGTCTGCGGGGACAGGATGTACGCCTCCGGCAGGGTGAACACCCACTTCGTGGACGCCGTCGAGGTCTCCTCCCACACGCCGAACTCGTGCGGCGGGGTCTGCTGCCGGCCGGGCAGGAAGGCGGGGTCGCCCTCCGGGATGCGGCGCAGCGAGAGGTACGGGTCGAAGTCCCGCAGCATCATGTTGAGGATCTTCTGCGGCTCGGTGGTCAGGCCCTGCGCCTGCTCGGCGGCGGCATCTCTGAGGTTCATGCTGTCATCCTATTCGGCGTCGGCGGCCGAGGCGGCAAGCGCCTGGCGCAGGCTCTCGTTCTCCGCGCTCAACGCCGCTACCTGCTGGGTGAGCGACGACAGCAGGGCGAGGATGGCGGACGGGTCGATGTTCATGGGGCTCCTAGGCTGGTGCGATCGTGGTGACGGTGCCGGACGAGCCGCGGTACTTCAGTACCCCCGCCTCGACGTAGAGCAGGCCGCCGCCGGCGGGGTTCGTGCTCGGGACGGCGGTCGCGTTCGCGATGCCGATGACGCGGGTGCCGCCGCCGAAGCTCGACGTGCCGAAGCCGATGTTGTTCCCCGTCGCGGGGATGTGGATGTTGTTATTCGCGGCGGACCCGACGTAGAGGACCAGCGCCTTCGCGGTGTCGTTCCCGAACGTCGTGTTGGTGGGGCCGATCAGCCAGCGCGACGCGTAGGTCGTCCCGCGGAGCCGGATCTCCAGCTCCTTCGCGCCGTCCACGGTCTCCGCGATGTCGAGCACGCGGCGCCCCGCGGAGGTGGGTGAGGGGCCGGCCGTGTTGCCGATCGACACGTCGTCCACGAATATCGACTTCTTCTCGGCGTAGATCAGCATGTCCGGGAAGTGGATCTTGCCGTCGTACTGGTCGCCCCAGTACAGGTCGATCGCGTGATGGAACGCGCCCCCCGCGTCGACCGTGTAGAAGCTCACATGCTTGGACTCGGGGTTGTACGGGTCCGCGGTGCCGTGGGTTTCGATCGAGAGCGCGCGGACCGCGGCGGGGTCGGACGGCTGCCCCGTCCACCATTCGATCTTGGTGCGCTTCTCCAGTTCGAGAGGGTGCAGCGCAACCACCGATGCATGCGGGTCCGCCCCCGTGGGGAGGAAGCGGACATGCGTGGGGCCGTCCACGGCGGACTTGATCGTGCTCGGCCCCACCGGGGGGAGAGCGAACTCCTCCAGCTTACGGCCGTCCGCAGGGCGGTCGACGACGTCGTCGATGAACGCGGCCCCGCCTCGGAAGGTGATCCCGCCGTCATTCTGCGCCATGCCTTGGATCGTATCCGAGTTCGTCGGGCCGGGTGCCGCACCACGCTGGCAGGTGTAGGCTGCTGCACGCCTCTGCCGAGGCTGGGAAAGCCGAAGCCCCCCGGATGCCGAGTATCCGGGGGGCTTCGGTGCTGCTGGCGGCTGACTACACCTCGGTGATGCCGGTGAGCTTGCCGAACGCGTTGCGGCGGTAGATACCGACGTTCGCGAACTTGTAGACGGTGGCCGAGAACTCGTGCCGGTTGTCGACCTGCTGCCAGCGCGAGCCGGTCTCGTCGATCCACTTCCAGTCACCGAGCTGGTTCAGGAACCACTCCTCGCGGTTCACACCGTAGAGGGTGCCCTTCGGGCAGGCCCAGTCGCAGGTGATCGGGAGGTCGCCGAACACGGACTGGAAGACCGGGGTGGTCGCGCCACCCGTGAGCTTCTCGCCGCCGTCGTACCGGCGGAGGCCCTGGAGGGCGTTCCAGTACGAGTTCACCACGCCGTACGTGGTGAGCAGGTCGGTGACCTTGGTGCCCTTGCGGTGGATCGCCTGGGTGAGGTGGGTGAGGTCGATCTCGGCGAGCACGCCCACCGAGTTCTCGACGTAGCCGGCCTTCCAGCGGGTCTCGGTCGCGGGGTTGATGTTGTGGAGGGTGCTGGTCGTGGAAACGATCGAGCCGAGGCCCTCGTTCTCCTTCTTCCAGTTGTTCGTGTTCGTCGAGTTGATGCGGCTCGCGAGCACGACCGCCGACC